TGCCCATGGAGTAGGCGTAGGACAGGCCCAGCGTCCCGGCGAGGTCGAGCGGGACGCTGCCGGCGTCGATGTACTCGTCCGGGTCGATGCCGGTCGAGCGCTCCGTCTCGACCAGGCCAGTGAAAGGCGCTAGGCGACGGCCGGCGCCCTCCGACCCCTCACAGATGCGGGTGGCCTCGGACAGGACATCGGACTGGGCCTGTGGGTCGGTGTAGCCGCGCACCAGGTCGGCGAACGCACCCTCGGTTAGCTGCGCCCAGGTGCACAGCGGCGTGGGGGTATCCGTCGCCATCGGCTACTCCCCGCCGTCCCCGCCGCCGTCGGCGGTGCCCTCCCCGGTGTCCGCCGGGTCGGGGTCGCCCTGCTTGTGGACCTTCGCGCCGCGCGGGAGTTCCGGCTCGGCCTCGAACTCGTCCGGCTGGATGCTCACCAGCTCGTGCGCGTGCTCGGGGCTCATCTCGACCCACATCCCGGCCTTCGGCCAGACGTAGCCGTGACTCGTGCCGCCCGGCCGCCTCTTCTTGACGTACATCGCTGCCTCCAGGGCATCGTGGGTGCCTGGTCGTCCCGTGGAGTAGGCGAGACGACCAGGTAGGTGGGGGTGCTACAGCGTCGGGGCGACGCGGGTGAGTCGACCGATCCACTCCGGGCCGCGGACCGCCAGGCAGGTGTCGGAGACGACCGCGAACGGCAGCGAGTCCGCGCTCGCGGTGGTCGGGTAGACGTCCTTCGGCTGGATGTCTCGCACGTACGGCCGCAGCACGTTGTCGCGGTCGCGGGAGGTCAGGTAGATGTCCTCCTGGCCCGTGCTGCGGGGCTTCAGGCCCGCGTTGGTGCCGATGTAGCTGGTCGGGCCCTGCGCGGGGACCTGCACGCCGTTCTGCGGGACCAGGTAGGAGCCCGTGTCCACGATCGAGGTCGTGAGGATCGGCGTGATCTGGTCAGCCGCGAGCCCGACCGTCGCGTCTACCGCGCCCAGCAGCGTCTCCGCGCCTGAGGTGGTCGACCGGTAGAGCATGTAGTGCTGCGCGGTCGAGCTCTGGAACCCGGTCGGCGGGGTGAACGCCAAGGTGATGGTGCTGGTGCTGCCGGTGGTGGTGACGGTCACCTCGGCGGAGGCGGCGGCCTCGCCCTGGCGGGACATGACGGGGGCGAGCTTGTAGTAGTAGGTGCCGGCCGCCAGGGTGCCGCCGGTGGTGGCCGGGGTGCCGGTGACGGTGCCCATGCTGTTGCCCTTGGTGCCCAGGTAGGACGAGCGCACGATCGGGATGTTGCGGTACGACGGCACGATCAGGCCCGGGACTACCTCGACGGTGTTCACGAACCGCTGCTGGTTGGTCAGCAGCGAGGACAGAGCACCCTCGGACGTCGAGCTCATGTTGAGCATCCAGTCCGGGTTGGTGACCTGCGCCGCGGTGTAGGACTCGACCATGTCGATGAGCTGGTTCAGCAGGCTGATGGAGATGTTCGACCCGGCGGCGTCCAGCGCGTTCTGACCCGCACTGCCGCTGGTGGTGAACTGGGCGATCAGCGAAGCGAGGCCGTCGAACTGCGGGTAGGGGCCGAACTGGGTGGCCCCGGCGTTGCCGGCCACGAGCATCTGCTCGGTGTCCCAGCGCAGGCCCTTGATCGCGCCCATGATTTCGCGGGCTCGCAGGTCACCGATGACGTCGGCGGTGACCTCTTCGGCGTAGCCGGTGACCGCGCCCACGACCTGGAGGTTCTTGATCGTGAACGAGCTCTGGAAGTAGTTGCCGACCGAGACCGCGCGGGCGCCGCCGTCGGTGACCGCGCCGCCGGAAGCCAGCTGGTTGCGGGTGTTGTAGTAGTACGTGGTCGTGTTGATCTTCTGCGACGGCAGGCACTCGATCAGGGGCGAGTACCGCTGGAGCAGTTCGAACAGGTTCGGGTCGATGACCTTGCTGACCAGCGCGCCAGCGCCGGCAGCGGTCAGGGCCTCGCGGAGTTCCGCAGACATGGGGGTGCCTCCAGGGCAGGAATGGGTGGAAATGCGAAAGCCCCGCTCGGTGGCGGGGCTTGGCGACCATTCCTGCCGGTGTCGGCACCGCAGCCTGTGCTGCGGCGGTCAGGTGGATCAGTGGGCTGGGGTCAGTCGTCGTCCAGGCTGTAGCGGCCGTTGGAGACCCAGTTCAGGAGTGCCTCGTTGCGGGCGCGGCGCTCGTCCTCGGGGGTTGCCTCGGCTGCGGCGCCGTCCTGCTCGCTGACGGCCCGGCCGCCCGGCTTCTCGGTCCGCATGCCGCGGCGCTTCGGGCCGGTCTGGCGGACCTCCTCGCGGAGTTCGTCGAGGATCTCGCCGCGCTTGGACTCGATGCCCTCGGCGACCAGGCGGGCGATCCGCTGGTCCTCGGTCTCGACAACCGGCGCGACCGGTGCCGCCTCCGCGACCGGCGTGCGGCCGGTCAGGAGCTGCTGGAACTGCTCGGCGGTCAGGGTGATGGACGGCGCGGGGGCGGCGGGTGCCTGCTCCGCGACAGCCGGGGACTTGGGCTCGCTCACGGCGGGCACCTCCTGTGTGGTCGGGCGGGCCCCGGCCGCAGGCGCGGGCGGGGACGGTGGCTGGGGCGCGGCTGCTTCGGTGACCGGCGCCGACGGCGCGGCCTCCATCTGGTTGTCGTTCGGCCGCTGACCGGCCGCCTCCATCGAGCTGTCGGTGTCGGCGGTGGGAGCACCGGGCACGTCGATGTCGGCATCCAGGTCCGGGTCCATGGCCTTGAGTGCCAGGCAGGCGGCTCCCATGGCGGCCTTCGCGATGACCTCCAGCTCGGCGGGCTCGATGCCGTCGTACGCCGAGATGGACACCGAGATCGGGCCGTTGCGGGCGGAGATGGAGAACCCCGCGCCGCTGTCGCCCATGCACTCGGTGACCTGGTCGTACGTGGCGTCCTCGGCCAGTGGCACCGCAGGGGTTGCGTCGGTCACGTCCACTCCGAACTCCTTGGCCGCGGACCGGATGCGGCCCCGGGTTCGCTTCAACTGTTGTGCGGTGTAAGGGCGAGCTGTCTCGGCCTCATGGACCGCCCTCCACGCCGCGCGGATTCGCCGCGCGGTGTTGAGCGGGTAGCGCTTGACCTTGTCTGACAGGTATCCGACGTCGGCGTACGGCACGTCGCCGAACGGGGTCCGGGTGGTCTCCACGAGGACCTGGTCGACGGACTCGAAGATGAGCCCGTCCCGGCGGGCGGCTTCGGTCGGGTCCTGGTCTTCGACAGCGGTGCTGGACTCGATACGGGCGTCGGTGACGCCCGGCCGGTCGGTGTAGTCCAGGCCGATGATCTCCAGGTCGTCAGCTGTCTCCGCGACGGTCCCGTCCGGCATCCGCACCCGGCGGGCCGGGCCGACCCAGCGGCCCCGGATGCTGACGCCATCCAGGTACGCGGGCTCGTCGTCGTCGGTCGCCGTCAGGGCTGCGATATCGCGGCCCTTGGCGGTGTCGGCGACGTCTGCGGCGAACCGCACGGTGCCGTCGCGCTCCTGAACGAGCTTCGTGATGCGCCCGACCAGGTGGGTCGGGTTGCCTGCGCCGTCGTGGTGGGTGAACATCGTCAGCGGCCGGGCGCCGGGATCGGCCAGGCGCGCGGAGGCGCGCTCGAATGCCCGGCCGATGTTCTCGGCGGTGTAGAGGCGGCCGTTCTTGCTCACCCCGGGCGCCAGGGCGACGCCCCGGACGGTCGCGATGCGACGGGCCATCAGTCCTCCGATCCGGGCTGCGCGGGTTGAGTCGAGCAGCGGCAGTTGGGGTGCAGCGGCGGTACCGGCACGTCGCTGGCGAAGTAGGGGTTGCCGTCCTCGGCGTCCGCGCAGGTAGTGCACACGCTGCTGTCGCCGGCGGTGACGAAGTCGAACTGGACGACGTCGCGGGCGGTGTAGGCCGCGCGCATTCCGGTGTTGAAGGCCAGGCCGATGGCGGTTGACAGGACGAGGGTCCAGGCGAGGGCCGCGCGCACTGCGCCAGCGACCAGCTCGGCCAGGGCACTCGGAGCGTCGCCTGCGGTCACGGCCGCCAGGAGCTGGCGCGCGATGGTGGCGGCCAGGGCCTTGAGCGCGGCGGCGGCGACGTCGTACGCGGACGCGGTGGCCTGCGCGGCGTCGTCGCCCTGGTCGTCGCCGTCGTCGAGGGCGCCTTCGTCGTCATCGACTACCGCGTGTCCCGCCCGCTGCCCAGTGGCCCGGGCCCGGCGGAGTGCTGCCGCGAGCGCGGCAATCAGACCGGGCCAGGACCGGTGTCGGGTGAGCGTGGTGAGGCGGGCCAGGACCGCAGCTGCGGTGACCTGGTGCAGGTGCCGGCGGCGAGCGGCGGCCGCCGCCGGGTCGCCGCCCACGGTGCCGCTGTTCTGCTGCACCGTGGTGATCACGTCGTCCAGGTCCAGGCCCCGGGCGACGTCCTGCCACGCGGTGATGACGGACCGGTCGGCGGCCGCCTCCAGACGCTGACGCTGCTGGTAGACCGCGGCCCAGACGCCCGTCAGCTCGCCGAGCTTCAGCGTCGGCGGCCGGGCGCTCACTCCCGAGGCGGCCACGACCATGTGCCGTCCTCGTCACCCTCGTAGCGGGACGGGGCCCAGTAGGTGGCCTGCCCGTCAATCAGCACCTGGAGGTTCACCATCCCGGGCCCCGGGGTGGTCCAGACACGGACGATGACGGCCGCGCACACGTCGCCGACGGCTGCGGGGTTGCGG